CGACAAGATTTAGGCTACACCCCAGCATTTTTGTACAGCTTTCAGCTGGTGGCAATGGGTGCAGTTGCAGCATATTATGGCAGACAGGCTTACTTGGTCAGTTTAAACAGAGCAGAACTTGTGGATAGAGGCTATATGATGGTTACAGACAAGCAAGGCGTGGAAACACCTATGTTGCGTGCTACCTATCAGTATAGCGTGATGCAGGCAATCAAACCTTGGATATGTAAGGCGCAAATAAAAAAGAACACGCTGTACAAATAGAAAAGAACATACAGACCGAGTCTATAATTAAACAAAACCTTATCAAACGTTAAATAAAAGTTAAAGCCCACCAATTCGGTGGGCTTTAACTTAATAGTTGCTTGTAAGCACCTCTATTTTCTTTCGGTCTGCTCTTGCACTTGAATTTTTATGCAAAAACACTTGCTTCCAGCCCATTTGCTTAACATACTTTGATAGTATGTCGGAAGGGTAAGAACTCAAAAGAAACTTACCTTTGACTTTCGTTAAGGTTTTCAGCAAGTCCTCAAAATTTCCCTTAGTGTAACCCCCATAATGTCCCATGTCAGCATTGTAGTAAGGTGGGTCAATGTAGTGAAATGTTTCGGCGGTATCTGTGTTGTTGATTACACGGAGTGCATCTCTGCAAAAGATAGAGGTGTTTTCTAACCTAGCCACATAATCCTTTGTAAACATAGCCTTTTTATTAGCTATATTCTTTGATTTAGGCTTATGTTTATCTATACTCCAAGTATTGCCTAGTATGGCTAAAAAAGACTGATTTGCCAACATCCATACAGCCCATGCACGCTCCACCTCTGTTTTATTGGTGGAATTTTTGTAAATTTCCTTCGCTTCGTTAAACTGAAATTCTGAATGCAAGGTGCAGTCAATGAACTGATGCAATGCGTCAAAGTTTGTTTTCACTTGCTTGTAGAAATTCACCACTTCGCCCGATATGTCATTGATAAACTCTATTTTTGCAGGTTTTTTCGCAAAAAATATAGCTCCACCGCCAAAAAATGGTTCATTGTAAATCTTGTGCTCAGGTATTAACGGCAATATATCGTTAATCATGCACTGCTTGCCGCCGTAGTATGTAATGGGTGTTTTCATAAATTTAAGGAAATTTTAAAAGGTTTTTAAAGTTTTTGTGCACCGTATAAAAGCAAAGAACCACTAGCACTTCCTAATATAAACCCAAACCACCACGACTCGTAAAAAGGTTTTGGATACTTAACTCGTAAGGTATTGAACCCTTCCATGCGAATGTAAGGATTATCAATTAAAACCTCCGCTTTACCTTTTTTGCCGATGTTTAAGGTAATATTTAGAGGCAAAGACAAACTGTCTATCATCAATCCTTCTGCCTTCAAATGGGCGTTCATTGCAAAAAAACGCTCTTGCACAGCAAAACGACTGCCCACAGCAATATACACCGTATCCCTAACTGTGTCCACAATAATAGGCACAAGTTTAGCTTTTAGCTCGGCTTTTATGCGCATTTTACTTTGATAAGCGAGTTTTTCCTTTAAATGCGTGTTTTCCGCCAAAATTCGCTTTATATCTTTGTTGTAATCTGCAATCGCCATGTCCTGCGTATGCACCTGCCTTTGGAGCGCATCTATTTTGCTAGCAAAAGCCATTTCACCTGCAATGTATTCTTTCAGCCGAAGCTGAGTTGCACCCTCTCGGGCGCAACTGTTGCACAAGGTACTTAATATAACTAGCAGTGCGGCTAGTAACGCAATTTCCCTTGCTGTAAAATTTTTAAACATGTTTTAAAATGTTTTTAAACGAGTTTTAAATATTCACTCTTTGCATCAAAACATGGGCAAGCCTTAGTGCTACCAGTGTCTCTATGCCCTAACACTTGCTTGATGCTCGGATACTTGGTTTTAAGGTCTTTGATTAAAGCCAGCAAAGCCTTTTTCTGGGCATCTGTACGGGTATCTTCGCCCTTGGCTCCGCCGATGTAGCACACGCCAATGGCATTTTGATTATAACCCTCAGCATGTGCGCCCACCTCTGTAATTACCCTGCCTTCTTCTATTTTACCGTCCAAAAGCACGACAAAGTGATAGCCAATTTTTGTCCAGCCACGTTCTTTGTGCCAAAGGTCTATATCTTTGGCAGCAAAAGGCTTGCCTTTTGGCGTGTCCGAGCAGTGTAAAACGATGCTAGTGATGTCAGTTAGCTTTCTAGTTTTCATTGAGTTTGGCTTCTAAAATAGCGACACGTTTTTCCAGTTCTTTTATAGTGTTTGCTTGCATTTCTATGATTTTGCGGTACTGCTCAGCAGCAATGTCCACCGAACGGGATACTAAATCAAAAGAATGTTGTTCGCTACTCCTTTTCTCGTCAAACTTGCCTCTGAAAAACCAAGCCGTAAGCCCACCTATTAAAGCAAATACCAGCTGGAATAAACGCTCTGGCGTTTCATCCACGTGCTTGTAGATAAACTGAATAATTTCATTGACCTCCATCTTTTCTTTGCTTTAAATAATACAACAAAGTAGATTGAATGCCTGCGAGCGCAAAGACCATAAAGAGAAAAGGTACTGTGTCGTACATTATCTTGGTATTCATTACCTTGTTAAAAACATCTACGATGACGATAGCCGCAGCTGTTGCTGTTATGGATGCGCCAACGTACCTAATAACTATATGGTTGTCCAAAGACAACACGTATGCAGTATAAGCTAACAGTGTGAGGAACGAGTAGTTCCATGTTGCTTGCCAAAAACTGCTCGTTCTCTCGCCTATTAGTATGTAAGCTAACACGACGACATAAACACTCCACAGAACGTGTAAACTTAGCTTTTTCATACAAATTAGTCTATTGCTGGAGGTAAAGGAAGTTGATGTGGTCCGTCTTTTACCAAAATAGGATTTGGCAGTTCGTGCGGTCCGTAACCGCCTTTGATTTGTTTGGCTTTCGCCCCCGTTGCGCCTTTAAGCGACTTTTGATTGAAATTGAACATATAAGATTGATTTAAATTTTTATGCAGAAGTGTTTGCTACGAGAATTATAGTGACGTTATACCATCCTAACACCCCATGTATCTGCCTAAATTTTATACCGCCAGCTACTTCACTAACTGGAAGGAAATTTTGGTTTTCACTATGTTTAACGAATCCGACAGCAATATATGTTTTATAATTGTTTAATTGTAGTGTGATGTCAGTATTTGGGGATACATAGGTTACCTGCAATGTTGCTTGCTCTTTCGCTATAGCATCTGTGAATGTAGATTTGTCTTTTAAATCGTAAGCATGCATTCTGTACACAAACATTCTATTACTAGTAATATCAAGTACCTGTGGTTTGTTTATTATACTATCCGCATACGCTTTAGCTTCATGCAGTTTAGCGTCAGCGTAAACCTTCGTTTCCTCTATTTTAAAATGAATGCTAGGGTTGTTCTCATGTGCCGTCAAAGCTCCTTCTACATCACTGATGCGGTCTATAACCCCGCTCAAATCTACCGACGCACTACCACCTTGCGCTATCACTTCCAAAAGTTCCGCTTTTGCCTTGTCAATAGCCACGTCCGTATATTCTTGCGTAACCTCTATCGGGTAATGTACGTCTGGGTTTGATATGTGGCGTTGCAAGTCTTCTGCGCTAGCCTTATCTTTTACGCTATCTATTTCAACCCTATCGCTAAAAGTTAAATGCCTCTCGTCGTCCTCTAAGTGGTCTTTGAAATCGGTCTTGTCCACCTTACCTTCTATTTTCGCTATTTCATTGACTTGCGCCTGCGTTAAGTGCTGAGTTTCGTCAAACACGTGCTCGGCAAGCGTTTGTGCTTGCGTTTGCATAAAAGCAGATTGCTCTGCCTGCAAAGTTTCCACTTGCTCTTCTAAGCCTTCGGCGTAGGCTTTAAAACCACCGTCTATTTCTTTGGCAACGTCGCTAGGCATGATACTCCAGTCTTCGGCATCATCGTTGATGGCGTGCTGAATGCTCGCTTTGATTTTCTCGTAAATCGCTAAAAATGCGCCTTTCATATTTTTTATTTTTTTTAGAATTTCCAAAAGAATTTTTTGCCAAACTTACGGCTCCAAGGTCCCGTGAGTTCTCTATAATAAGACACAATCTTGTACCGATGTCCTGCCAGCTTGTAAGTATCTAAGAAGTACTCAATTTCACTGAGTAATGCCTTGTTATTGTAGTGCCTATTTTCAATATTCACAATAAAATCAACCTCTTGAAAATCGCCATCTGTAATATACATGGAGGTGTAATTTTCGTTCAAAAACCGAGTATTCAAGTAATACTCTAAAGCAAATGCCTGCGGTGTAATATTTGCCCTTATCCACGCTGTTTTGATGTATTTTGAAAATCTTCCGAAAGTATTCTCAAAAGGCAATGTTGCCAATTGCAAGAGTGCGAGTATGCGTGGCTTTCTTAGCCATGGGTTTAGCCATTGGCGTACTAAAATAGGGTAATCTCTGAGTGGTTTAAACATAATTGATTACACTTTTTGATAGGTCAAAAAACAGATGTCCGCTTTTCGGGTTATAATTGTCTGCAAAAAACGAACTACCTCCCTGCGCCCGATAGATATACACTGCCTTTACGCCTGTTATTTCTTGCAGGTAAGCGGTAAGTTGAGACAAATACACAGTGCCGTCAAAGCCCACGTCTTGCAGAAATTGCCTTACACCATTCTCCACCACCTTACCGCCTTCGGCAATACTTGTGCCGTCGTGAGCAATAAGCATTTTATCTACATGAACCTTCATTTGCAAAACCAAAGGCTCTGCGTCAAGGCTTACTGTCTCTATTTTTAGCCCAGCAGGCTTTATTTTGGCGCAATACACCTTTAAAGCCTCTTGCTCTTCTAAGTTTAAGGGTAAAAGTGAACCTATTCCACCCTTAACAACTTTTAAAGTAATACCACCACTTGGATTTTCAAGCACCGCACAACGTGTGATGATGCGCTTTTCTGTGTCTATTTTTTCATATGCAATTTGCCCATTGGAAAAAAAGAGGTCGTCACCGTACTGAAAGGCAAGCATTTTGGCATGCCACCAATCCAAACTAAATATACGCCCTTTGGCAAGCAAACGCTCTACGTCTGCCACGTGCGCAGAGTACATTTGTTCTGCGTCTTTTTGCACAAAAGCCAGCCACTGCAACAGCGTGTGAAAAATACCACCGCTTTTTTGCGTGTCCAAGTCTGAAAGCGCAGACATAGCTTTTGCTCTCTCTTTGAGCGTATTTAAGTAATTCATTTTAGTTGGCTATTTTTATCACGTAATAAACGGTACAGTAAGGTGGCATGTTTTCGTGAGCAACATTACCTCCTGTTTCTTTTATTTTATGCGTATGTGTAGATGAATTTGTTGAACCGGTGTATCTATCCATAATCAATCCAGGGTAGCTACCATGCGAAAGTACTTTATAGTTAGCGTAAGTACCGTTTGCGGGTATGTTAGGTAAGTACGTAAAACCGCCTTGTATAGTACATTCTTCTGTTAGATTGTGCCGATGAAATCCATCTGTGCTATCACCGCTAGTCGTGTGCGTATGTGCAGGCAAATGATTAACTTCTAACGCTACTGTCGCTTTACCATCTTCCTTATTCCTTACCCCGTCCGCTTTAATCCCCAAAGCAAACCTGTCTACAAGATTTGGCACCTTGTATGGCTTGCCGTTGATAGTTATGGTTCTGCCGTCGCAGATGACAAAATTTGAAGGCAATACGTCTAGCGTAAAACCCCAAAGAATCACACTACCAATAGGCAAAGCTCGTGTTGAATTTTTCAACGCATCATCTATTTGCACCTGCAAATCCTTGTCTTTACCGTCATGCTCCTTGTCCTTGTCCTCTAATTTCTTTAACTCAGGGTAAACCAACGAAGCAAGCGTGCGTGCCAAAGTGAATGGCGAAATTAACTTTTTCGCTTCCATACCTTGTATAGCTTCCTTTTCATTTGCCATCAAAGGCTCTACGAGTTCAAAGCCATTGCCCTGCTTGTTTATACAGGACTTGATTAAACTCAAAAAATCCAGCTCATCGGGCGTTTTGCCATTTGAAAATGCTTTTTTTAAACTCTCTATGTCCGATACCTCGCCGTCTAACATATTATTTTATTTTTAAATCCACTTTTATTCTTCTAAACGCTATACCCTCAGAACAGTCTTCGCTGTTGATGATGTTTGCCACGTTTTTATCTGCCCAATCGCTTGATATTTGATAGTTTAAGATGTCGCCGTCTTGCAGGTTTGCGGTTGGATTTATTTCGTTTTCGGCGCAAAAATCCAATAACTTATCTGTTGTGCCATAGGTTTGCACACACACGTCTAATACGCTCTGCTGATTAACTACCTTATGCTTCATAATACCCTGCGATATTGCCTCTATTTAAGTCATTTATTTCCAGTATGGAGGGCGAAAAACCTTCATACTCCATTTGAACGGACATTTTACGTTTTAAATTTGCTTGCTCAGAATAGCCATAATTGCTATTCAAATGCCCCTGCAAGCCCACGCCTGCCAAAGGGTCAAACTTTACTGAACCCTGTTCTGTCATCAAAAGCAAGCCCACTGCCTGTTCGTCCGCCAAGCCCACTTGCAAGTCGCCTTTTTCAATAACTAAATCGCCGTATCCGTTAAGTAACAAGTCTTTCATTTATCCGTGATTTACGTTCGGGTTCTCTATATCTTTAACTTTTGTTTCGTTTACTGCGTTTAGCACGCATACGGTCTTCATGGTGTCGCCCATTGTTACCGTGCCCGTTATAGGCATAGATGCTGGCGTGCCTGGGTTTATTGTGCCAACAAACGGCGTATTGATGCTGTGTGTGTGGTTTTTAAAATCATTTAAAAGGTTGTTTAAAAGTTTTTCAATGGCATTTAATTTGTCCGTAAGCTCTTTGACTTTAACCAAACCTCCAAAGTCTTTGCCGTTCAAATATTGCATTTCTGTGGTGCTGGCGTGCAACAAATACCAATTATCCACTTCGGTCAGTTTAATAATTAAAGCATAAGCACCAACTGCTGGCTTGGTGTAGGTAGATTTCTTGCTGCCTTCCACCACGTTCAATTTGACTTTTTCCAACGCAAGCTCCTCGTCTGTGCCGTAGTCAATAGCAACAGTGCAAGTATCTTCTTGCACGGCTTTTACAACGCCTTGCATCAATTTTACGCCGACCACTTGGCTAGCTATATGCTTAATTACCTCCACAATATTCATATTGCCGCTTTACCTAATTCAATATCTTGCCTATACCCGCCCATGCCGAAACTGTACGTTACAGCATCTACGTAATACCTGCCTGTTTTCTCGCTGAAATCGTCCGTAATTTGAACGATTTCGCCGTGTCTAACCAACGGCGCACCAAAAGCAGTAAACTTGCCGTGAAAACCCTCGTACGCAAATCGCTCATAGTCTTTTTTTGCCATTTTCTCCAAGTCCGATTTACCAAGTCCGTAGTAATGCAATGTGCGTTTTTCGCCGTCTGGGTCGCCGAATTTATACACCAGCACCTTGCCATCTGCACTATAACTCTTCGCTTCCACTTCCAGCCTTATCTCGTCTTTGGTTTTAAACTCCAACTCGTCTGAAATCACATTGTTTTGCAAGTGGAATTTATGGTTGCCACCGCCACTATGTACTGTACCTATATTTAGCAAGCCTTGCCTGTAAAAACTATGTAATCCGTAGCTTTCTTTGATTCTGTTCAAAACCTTTGCTGCCGTATTCAAATCTTTGTCTATCACAAATGTGCCGAGCTGCACTTCGCCAAGTGTCTTGAATTTGCTCACGCCGATGTAATTTAGTACTTGCGCAAGGCTTGCGCTCGTAAACTGCTTGGGTGCCACGGCACGCTTTTTAAGCAGATACGCTTCATCTTCCAAATGTAATTTAATCGGCACACCTGCTTCCACCCTTGCGATATAGCCTTTAAAAACCTCCTGCAAGTCTTCATCGTAACCCAACTTGATGCTTATTGCATCGCCTGTTTTAAAGGCATTTTTAATGCTTGTACCCGAAAGATACGTCATGTAAGGCAATTGCACCACTGCGGTATCCGTGAACTCCTGCCAAGAGGAGTCAATATTTACTTCATGCACTTGCACCAATTGCACACGTGAGGTTTCTATACTCAAACTTAGTCTATACATTGCGTTTGTCTTTGTATTTAAGTTCAAAAGGCTTGTCTGAAAGCAAGTTCAATCGGTAAGCTATCAAATTGCCATAAGGCACCGCTGGTAAGTCTAATTCCGTAACCACCACGCTATACACGCCTAAGGCGTTGATATATTCACTGGTTATTTCTATTTCCCTTGCTTCTTTGACGTAAGCAAGCATCTGCGTGAGTTCTTGGAGTGGCTTTGCTTCTTCGTGTTGGCAAAAAAACCCTTTAACTTCAATCTGCCAATCGCCCATGCTCACATATTCTTTCACGGTGCCATCGTAACGCACCAATGGTGTGGTTACAATGTGTTTGCTTAAATTCACATTGACTATCGGCGAGACAAGTAGTAGCTTGTCTTTTTGAGGCAATTTGAGTTCAATATTGCCCTGCACAGGCAAATCAAACATACCTCCACGCACTATGTTTTTAGGCTCGTTTTCTGCAATTTGATAGTCTTCTAAAACCAGCTTTGTTAGCTCTTCTTTTTGAATTTTATACTGTACAGGGTCTTTTTGGTTGAGCAGATTTGTCAAAAGCGTAGCTAGATAAGGCTTATACCTTGCTCTAAACCCTACGTAGGTTAGTAATTTTTGCAATGAATATTCCGCCCACATGTTATCCCAGTGCTAATTCTGTATCTCTTACAGCGTCTATCAAAGCCCTTGAAATCTGCTCTTTGATGTTTTGCCCGCCGTTTTTCACGCTGTCCACCTTGATAGTGAATTGCCCAATTAAATTGCCAATACTGATATTGTTATTGCGCACCATGCTACTGCCACCACCGCTGGCGGTATTGTTTTGTTCGCTGAATTGGTCGGTAAGCGTTTGGTTACTTATATCTGATTTGTCTCGTGTACTCAAATCATTTACATTTGTACTCATGGTTACACCTGCGTCCACGTCTATTTTTTTACCCAAACCAAGCAGGTTTTTAACAGCGTTTGTTACACCATCTACCTTTTCTCGGACATAGTCAAATTTCATAGCCAAAGCCGAAACGACAGCAACTACGCCAGTTATTATAGCTATAGCTTTGCCCCAAGGGCTTGCCCAAAAAGCTCTTGTTGCTGTCCAAATTGCAGCTGCAAGCCCTGTAAATGAGCCGCCACAAACGCCATTCCAAAAGGCAGTTACTTTTTGAACCACGTTTAGGGCTTTAAATCCTTGACTTAAGGCACTAAGCAGAGGTAAAGTTTGGCTAATCGGCACAAGTACGGAAAACGCCGCCTCCGCCCAAACTACCAGTCCGCCCGATGCGTTAAAAACACTTATCTTGAAGTCATTGAGACGTTCTTGCGTTTGCTTTAACTTAAAAGCATAACTACTTGTCCTTATCGCTGCTTGTTCGGCAGCTACACCACTTTCCTTTACACGTTCAACCATCTCTGAGACAGCGTCAGCATTACTTACTAGTATGCGTGCGGTATTCGCATTTTCTCTACCAAACGTCTCGGTAACCCATGTGGCGTCGTTTATTTTATCCTTGAGTTTTGCAAGTGTTGTATTCAGTCCATCTGTAGCTAAATCCACGCCTTCTATTCCTTTGGTTTGCAACATGCTGATGACGTTTCTAAGTCCAGTGCCTGCTTCTGCGCCTTTTAGCGAGTTTTGGCTTAAAACCTCCAATGCACCCACGGCATCATACACACTAAGCCCTGCGGCAGCGGCTGTAGCACCTGCATTTTTTAGGGACAATGATAAGTCTGTAACCTCTGCTGCGCCATATTTCGAGCCGGCAGCCAAAGCATCTACAACAAGTCCCGCTTTATCAAAAGAAAGTCCCCACTGGTTTAATGTGAAAGCAACAGCGTTAGATGCTTCTTGCATTTGCATACCTGCGGCTTGCGACAATTTAATAACTTCAGAAGTCAGACCTTCAAGTACATTTTTTGCGGTAGTACCTGATTTTTCAGCAGCAATATTAACATCTATGTTTGATGCAAGCATTTTAAAAGCATCCACCACTCCCTGTGCACCAAGCGCAGACTGTACGCCCATGTTACGAGCAAAATCTTCTAGTCGCTTATCTGCAATGCCTGTTATTGCTTTTAAATCTAAAACAGATTGCTCAAACTCAACACCTGGTGCAACCATAGCATTGATATTATTGCGCAGATTACTCACGCTGTTGGCAATAGCATCAAATTTGACCACAGAAAAACCTTTAAACACCTTGTCTAGCTTAGAAGCATGCCCAGCCACTTCATCAACTCGTTTAGTTAAATCGTTTAGCCGAGCGACAACGTCGCCCTCCATGTTTATCTGTAGTCCTACTTTTGCTTGTCCGTTCATTTATTTTTTTAATAATTCCGCTATCGCCTCCATCACTGCTACTTTCTGCCTTAATGCTCGGTAACCTTCTACATACTCCGCTTCTGTGGCTAAGTTTAAAAAGTCTTCGTCGCTGAGGGCGTTTGGGTTTATGCTGAAATTTGCCCTTACCAAAGCCCCTAGCTTGCGCAAGTCGCTCCCTTCTGTTAAGGGGTCTAGTCTGAGACCCCTTAGACGTTTTTTACCTCAAAGGTTTTGGGTTCTAAGGCTTTGGAAAAAGCACTCACATAAGCCATTTGGGTTGAAAACCCCTGTGCTTCCTTGTAGTTAAATCCGCCCAAAAAGCATTTCTCCATCAAGTCAGACAGCATTCTCATACCGTCGCCCTGACTTATCCCTTGCGCAAAGCTAAATTCTGTAATACTTGGTTCTCTAAAATACGAGACGTTTTCGCCGACAGTAACTGAAAGCACGTTGCCATGCGCCGCTTTCCATTTGTTTAAATCTTGTTCCATTTTTTTTAAATTGTTTTTAAAGGTTTTTAAATAACTGCCTTTGAGTGCTCTATATGAGACACCATAAGGTCTAGTTTGACTTCCGTTTTTAAATCGCCTTCTTTTACAGATATGCTATTGTTTTTAAAAGCACAGTTGCGCAATATTGTTGCAATTGGTACTTTTGTATTGGCATCAGCGAATTGCACAATGATATCAAAAGGAGGTAAGTCTAAGATACTTCCGTAAGTAATAGCAGCTGCATGTAAAGCATCTATCTCAAATTTATACAGCGTAATTGATGCTTCTGCCTTATACCTGCCTATGCCCCAGCCAATAGGGTATCCACCTGCACCGTACTGCATCTCCTTCTCCCGATCCTCCTTGTAGTCTATGCTCGCAATGCCACGCACCGTGCGCCCTAGCATCACAAAGCTAATGTCCGTCCAGCCGTAGGTTTTTCCATTGATTATTGGTTTTATCATTTTTAACTAAGTTTTGATTTGTAACCCACATTTACTTTGATTGCTTTTGCCACACCTACCGGCACTACATAGATGGTTACATAGAGCATACCTGTACCTATAACATCTTGCTCTGGGTCAATTTCCACGTCGTATCCGCTTATCTCTCCGAACGCCTGCATGCGTGCCAAACCTTTGCTCGCTTCCTCTTTGAGTTCTGTGAGCTCTAAGGGGTCAATTAAACCAGTAACAGCATCTATTCTAATATTGCCATTGATGCGTGGTAACAGGCTTTCACGCACAGTACGCATGACTTTATTCATGGTACGGCTGGTGTAGATATAAGCGTAATCATCTGTGAGTGCCGTGCAAGTTGCCGCATCATTGAAATAGATGCCTGCACGCCCTGCGTAGCTTTTGAAAGACAAATAACCCTTGTCTTCAATTTCCGCTTGCTCGCCTTGCGAAAGCTCGCTCACCAACTTACCGCCACAAACAGCAGGCACAGTTAAGCCTTGTCCATACAAATTCATGGTGCCTACATGTGCAATAGATTGGTGTACGCCTGTTTTGGCAATTGCGCCAAGTGCTATACCTAAGTCCACTGCTTTGGAATTTTTAAAAACAACAGTATCGTATAATTCTGTTACTTCATTGGCATAAGTAGCGTCAACTCCAAGCGCAACCGATACGTCTGGCGCATTGTATTTACGCAAGTCTTGCAGCTTACCTCTTTCATAAGGCTCGTGGTTAGGTATAACAATGTGTGTGTACATGTATTGCTTCGCCATTCTGCCTGCTAATGCTTGTGCTGCATTCACCTCGTTGTCTATTATTTGACTAAAACCCGTAGATGCTCTGTCTGCCGGAAAAACAGCTAATTGCTTTATTTTTCCTTCGCATTGCGTTAAGAAAGCGTCTGCTTTGTCGCATAAACCACCGACAGTTGTGCCACTGTAAATGATGCCGTAAATATAAAGCTCGGCGTTAGGTGCGATGCGGAAAAATTGCTGAACATTTCGGTATAATACAGGAATATTGCTGTTGCTAACGCCGAGCTTTATCAAGTCATCTAGGGATTTTAGTCGGTATATTTCTTGCCCCTGCAGACCTCCTTCAATGCCTAGTGATATGCTAAATAACATACCACTTACACTATCATCAACGACTGTGGTCTTGCCTAATCCTTGATTTTTCACGATATAAACGTCTCCCATTTTACTTGTTTTTACCTGTTTTACTGGTTGCCTTAACATCAGGCTCTTCCCAAACTACTTCTTGTGGTTTGACTTCTGCCTCCTTAATCTCTACGCTTTCTTGCGCAGGCAATTCCTCTGCAACTGCTTCAGGCTTGCTTATGATTTTATAAATAACCCCTCTGCGCAAGCACACGTCTTTCACTATATCTTCCGCAGACACCTTGTACACATCGCCAAAGCTGGTAACGATTGCCGCTGTTTCACTTTTGTAAGTAGCGAAAAATATCTTGATTTTTTCCTCTGTTTTTTTTGTCATATTGATTTTTTCTCAAAAAGCCCATAACATTTGTCCATCAACATGCCACAACCAAAGTGCATACCAAAGCCTAGTATCTTGCCGTGCAATTGCGCTGAATTTTCTTCTACCATAGTTGCATCACCCAAAGCACGCCAAGCGTAATCATTGCCAAAAGCAAAGCTCATTGGCACGTGCTTGCTAGCATCAATAGCTGTGTTTTCTGCTTTTTTTACGCCACTTTGGTCGCAGTAAAGTCCGTTAAAACTAAACACACTGAAGCCAGCTAAACTAAAACCTTTTAACGGGTCGTAGGCATTTTGGTGGAATAAATTGATGTTTTCCTGTTGTAAGGACAGTAAGTGCCTACTATCTAGCACTAAGGTTCGGTTTATGATGTTTTCTCTGTTAAATACCTCTGCCAAAGCATAGATGTCTGCAAGCGTTACCTTGCCTTCCGCCTCAAAAGTGGCTTTGTTTGGCGAAAATTCGTAAGCAGCCGTTTTCACTATTTCTTGTCTTAGAGATTGCTTGTGTCTTTTGATGATGCTCGCTTGGTATTCGTAAGGTAACTTATCCGTGTACTTCAAGTCTATCGGCGTTGGTTTAGAGTGATATACACTTAAAGACACCGCTTTTGCTTTGTCTCTAAGCGACTGCACTTCTAATTTCTCATCAATACCTTTATCCTTCACTACGTCTGGTCTTGCGCCTATCATGGACAAATGAATGGTATTGTAGTTCACGTACTCGTCAAGACTCATGGCTTCCAAAAGAAAGCTCGTGTCTTCTTGAATAAAGTCTTCTAGTAAGAGACCTGTCCAAATTTCCTGTTCTAAATTTTTTGTTTGCGGCATATTATCTGTTTTTTACGATTTTTTCATACATTGCAGGGTCATTTTCTTTGATTTCAGCAAGCCCTTGTGGGTCATTTTTCAAGTACCAGCTTAACTTCTGGGTAGTCCCACTTGTAGCGGTATTTCCTTGCTTTATCTGCTCAGATAATTTTACTACTTTTTTCTCAGGTATGGCTGACAAAAAAAGCCTTAGATTTTCGGGGTTTGACTTACCTAATGCTTTCAGCTCCTTTTTCTTGTCCGCCGTGATTTTACCCGAGCTTATAGCAAGACTCAACTCTTCTTCCAAAACTTGCTCTTCCAATTCATCTAATTTTTCTTTGATGGCTTTGTTTTGCGCTTCCAAAGTCGCTATGCTGTCTGCCAAGTCTTCATTTTCTTGAACCAGTTCATCAATGGCTTTTTCCACGTCTGCCTCGCTGGCAGACTCGCTTAATTTAAATTTTTTACGCAGTTTTGCATTCATTGTATTTTTGTTTGATAATGTTACGTTTTTAGCCCCAAAACTTAATTTGATTGCATTTTGATTGCTAGGTATGGGCGTTATAGATGCTTCCGTAAGCTCGCAAGACGTAACGATGTTATCGTAAGCTTCCAACATAGTAAATCTTATGCTAACGCCTTTTAAAAAACCTTCTTCTACCTTTCTTTTGATTTCCAACGCTTCCGCATCGTTTTCGTCAAATACCGCTGTAGCTAGTAACTTGCCATCTTCTTTTCTTATATTTTCCCAACGACCTATTGTTTTCCAGTCGTTGTGAAAATAGAGCATCACAGGGTTTTTCTTGAACCGCTCTAAATCAATCCCATCTGTGATGACTTTAAAATTATAGCTGTTTACGCTTTCGTCTGACAATATAAAATCCATATAAAATCCATTGCTTTAATTTTTAAACAAAGTTCACGCAATAGTCGCCGATATTGCAAAAACGCTTTCCCAATTTGGTGCGAATTTCGCACCAAATTGGTCTGAATTTCACACCAATTTGGGAAATACAAAACCGCATAACAGCATGTTTTAAACGAACTTTGTTTAAAAAATCATGGTCAAAAAGAAAAGTAAGACAGACATCGCCGAGAGCCTGTTTGTGGTAAGTGGGAAAACGCAAAAGGAAATTGCCGAAGCCTTAGAAGTCAGCGAGCAAACCATAAGCAAATGGGCAAAAGACGGCAACTGGAAGGCTAGGCGTGGTGCTGGCATTATCAGTACGGATAGTGTCGTGCAAAAACTACTCGCCAAACTAGACGAACTCACAGAGGCAGATAAGTTGAAAGCGGACGAGGTGGCAAAAATAGCATCTGCCATCAATAAAATTAAAAAAGAAAAAAAGACTATGGATGATTTTATTGAAGTATTCATGTTGTTCGGCACATGGCTGCAAAGCAAAGACCGCAAATTATCCGAAGCGGTAAACGACATGCAAACCCTTTATTTAACAGAGAAATTTTAGTATGAAAGTTTCCGAACAAAGCATGCAACGGTGGAAGGAGTTCTGTAAGCAACTTAAAGGCAACACCGATGTTTTAACAGAAACATCGGCAGAAAAAGCCGAACGCATCGCCCGCTTGCTAAAAGATTACAAGCTGTTTTTTGAGTACTATTTCCACGAACATGCCACAGCACCCACAGCACCCTTTCACGAAGACATTGCTAAGGCAATTCTAAAAAACAAGCAAATAAGAGCAATTGTGGAGGCTTTCCGTGGCAGTGCCAAAAGCACGCACTGTTGCATTGGCATACCTTTTTGGCTGATGATGCGTGGCGAACTTAAATACATGGTGCTGGTTGGGCAGAACGAAGAGAAAGCCTGTAAACTGATAGGCGACATTCAGGCGCATTTAGAGAACAATAGCCGTATTATCTACGACTTTGGCGAACAAATGAGTCTCGGCGACTGGGCAGATGGAGAGTTTACTACAAAAAACGGCGTAACTTTTACCGCACTAGGCTTGGGGCAAAGCCCAAGGGGTTTGCGCAAGGGTGCAAATCGCCCCGATTACATCGTGCTAGACGACGCAGACAGCAAGAAGCTGTCTAAAAATCCTAAGCTCGTCAAAGAAGCGAGGGAGTGGGTACTGCGGGACCTTTTAGGCTGCTTTGACGTGGGCAATCAAAGGTTTGTTTTGTGTAACAACCGCATCAGCAAGACCAGTATTTTAACCCTGCTTGCCGAAGAGTGGCAGGGCAGTGCAAATTTCTACCACAAAATCATCAACGCCTTAACCCCACAAGGCGAAAGCGCATGGGCAAGTAAATATACCGCCGAATATTGGCAGGAAAAACAAAAGGAGAGTTACAGGGCTTTTCAAGCGGAATACATGAACAACCCTATTGAGGAGGGCACGGTTTTTCAAGCAGATTGGTTTAGGTATGAAAAAACGCTACCTTTAAAGCAGTATCAAGCCCTTGTGTGCTACTGCGACCCCTCTTTTAAGGACAAAAACACCAACGACTACAAGGCAATTGTGCTACTCGGCATGAAAGATACAGAGGTTCATCTGCTAGACTGTTTTGTACGCCAAAGCACCATCAGCGATATGGTACGCTATATGTACGATTGCTACGAAGCTACAAAAAACGATGCAAGCGTGGACTTTTACATGGAGGCGAATTTTGTGCAAGACATGCTCATAAGGTATTTTCACGAGGAGGGCGAAAAAAGAGGCTATCAGTTGCGCTTGCGCAAGGACACCCGAAAAAAACCCGATAAATTCCAGCGCATAGAAAACCTTTCGCCACTTTTTGAAAGTGGCAAGGTGGTTTTTAACGAAAAGCGCAGGTATTGTGCGGATTTTAAAAAACTAGAGGAGCAGTTTTTGTGCTTTGAAAAGGGCAGTCGCACTGCAGACGATGCGCCTGATGCTTTTGAGGGCGGTATTTTTTATTTAGAACAAAAAAAGAGAGGTGAAAAACACAATATCACGCTGACAGGCGAAAGAAGTCGGCGGCGGTTTTAAAATAATTTTAAAAAAAGTTTAAAAATGCTATTTATCAAAACGGAAGACCAAAAGGTTATCATCAAAGACAAGGTGCTTGCTAATGTCTTGCAAGAAGACGAGTTAGCTTGGCAAGAAGTAGAAGCCATGGCGATAGAACAAATGACCTTCTATTTGAACGGTCTTTATGATTGCGCTGCTATTTTTAGCGGAGAAAACCGCAATAAGTTTGTGGTAATGATGTGTTTAGACATCATGGCTTACCACGTATATGCACGTATCAATCCGCATCAAATTCCACAGTTACGCAAGGAGCGTTATGATGCGCAAATATCGCTTTTGGAACAAATCGCTAAGGGTAAAATACAAGTACCCTTACCTAAACGCAAGCAGGAGGACGGAAATAATTATGAAGGCTTTAAGGCAAATTCCAACAGAAAATTCAACCACTATTTTTGAGGCTTTTTAAGCGAATAAAAACAAGGTAATTACAAAACATACCATGCAAGTAATTTGAGCGGTATTTTAAAAAGATTTAAGGGCATTTTAAAAAGATTTTAAAGCGATGGCAAAAAAGAAAATAACAGAAGGCTTAAAAAAAGCAAATGCGCTGCGGCAAAAAAGAGCCACAGATATAGCCGACTGGCAAGGCGCACTCAACGATGCGGTAAAGCCCGAGAACCCAAGACGGCGTAAATTGCTAGCGGTTTACGAGCGCATTTTGTTGGACTGCCGTTTGCACGGCATGATAGACCAGCGCAAGCTAAAAATCAAAGGACATCCCTTTGGTTTGGTGGACACTGAGGGTAAGGTAAACGAAGAACTTGATGCTTTGTTTAGGCAAAAATGGTTTAGGGAGTTTTTAGATCATACGTTAGATGCTTTGTTTTACGGACATAGCCTGTTTGAATTTAGCTTTGAAGCTGAAAACATAGTGCTAGACTTGATACCACGTGCACACGTGGTGCCTGAAACAGGCGAGGTATTGCAAAGCCTTGATGCACAAAGTGGCATTCAATACCGAGATAAAGCCTTTGCTAGTTCTGTGATAGAAGTCGGCGAAAAAGAAGACTTAGGTTTATTGAATAAAGCAGTGCCGATGGTCTTGTATAAGGCTTTTGCCTTTGCCCTGTGGAGCGAGTTCGGCGAGCTATTCGTGATGCCTGCAAAAGTGCTTTACACCACGACAGACGAAAGTAAGCAAGACCAATTGATTAACTCACTTAGAGAACTAGGCAGTGCAACTGCCGCTATCTTTGATAAAGAGGACAGGCTGGATTACTTGAAAAACGATGGGGCAAATACCGATGTGTATCGCAATTTGATTGCCGATGCTAATTCTGAACTGGCAGTTTTGATTTTAGGGCAAACCAGCACAACGGAAGAAAAAAGCTACGCAGGGTCCGCAAGGGTGCATGACGAAGTGTCAGACGACATCATGCAGAGCGACAAGGTGTTCGTGGAGGAAGTTGTAAATAACTTGCTGTTGCCTTTACTGCAAGCAAATGGATATAATACGGAAGGCTACCGCTTTGCATTCAGCATGGTGCAAAACACCAAAGAAATGCTCGGTCTGCTGGAAAAACTACTCCCATACTACAATATAGATGAAGAGTGGATTTTAGATAAACTAGGCGTGCCTGTAACCAAAAAGCAGGGGGCATTTGAAAGCCCAGAACTGAGTTTGAACGCAGGAGGTACTGTAAAATTGCACGCCAATATACACAATATTTACAACCATAAACACTGATATGGAAGAGATAGCAGACTGGCTTGTGGAAGCCTACGAAAAAGAAGGCAAGGTGGCAAATTGGCACGAGCCTTTGGCACAAGCCACCGCTGATAAGATAAGCGAAGCGGTCAATAAAGGTTGGGCAAAAATAGACAGTCAAAAGGCAGGTTCTTTTTCTGCCCAGCTGGCGCAGACCATGCGGGAGAACGTGTATGTATTTTCGGGAGCAAAGACTGCTACCGAACTGCGGGAACTCGGCGGTATGCTTGTAGGTAAAGATAAAGTGAGGTCGCTGGGCGAGTTTAAAAAGGCAGTTAAAGCGGTGCATAGTACCTACAAAGACATTTACTTGCCTGTGGAGTACAAACAGGCATTAGCTGGTAGTATGGCGACAGACCGCTGGATGCAAATACAGGAAGACGCAGAAGCTCTGCCTTACCTTAAATACACCGCCGTGCCAGACGACCGAGTGCGTGCTGAACATTTGAATTTGAACGGCGTAATTAAAAAAGTAAACGACCGCTTTTGGGATATTTATTATCCGCCAAACGGCTGGGGTTGCAGATGCTCGGTGGAGCAGTTGCCCGATGGCACGCCAACAGATTTACGCAAAATTGCCCTGCCCGAAGTGAAACCTATGTTTGTGGGCAACGTGGGTAAGACAGGCGTATTATTTGACAGCAAGCATCCGTACTTCACGGAAGCCAAGCAAGCGCACAAGGATTTTAAAACCGAAAGCCTTAAAATGCTCTACAAAAACGATTACGAGCAAACGCTACTGTACGGCAGAAATGAAGTTATTGGCAAGAAAAGCGTGCGCAATGTGATTGACGGATTTGAGTCTATCAAAATAGAATTTGACACTAACACGTTCAATGAAAATTTAAAAAACGGCGACACGTTCCCCGAACGCCGAGATGCTTTGAAAAACATCGTCAGCCTGATGAAAGAGGCTAAATTTAGCCACACCGAAGCTGTGCAAAAAGAAAAGGTGGATAAAAAAAAGCACGTAAAAAGTTACCACGTTTACACACTGGAAGCTGAAACTTGCAATTTTACCTTTAAAGTGGAAAATGATGCGCAGGACAAAAACACCTTACATCATATTTTTGTCAAGAAAAAGGCAAAAAAATAAAGCTAGTAGTCTTACATACCTGAAAATGGTATTGTTCTCCTAGCTTTATGCATATGCAAATAGTGCTATTTGAATACACCTGCAAATTTAAAACTTTTTTAACCAATAATGCAAATAAAATGCCTTTAATTTTTAAAAACAAGCCATTTAACAAGGTTTTGAACGATGTCAAAAAGACACTTGACAAACTGCCAGCGCAAATCGGCGCAATTGCCGTGAATACTTTTCGGGAAAATTTCCAAAAGCAGGGCTTTGAGGGCATGCAAGGCTTTGCACCTTGGAAACCTAGCGCAAAGAAAGGGGGTAAAACATTGCTTGGTTCGGGCAATTTATTTAGAGGCATCAAATACAGCAAGACCAGCAACAGAAGTGTAGATATTTACGTGGACGGATTGGCAGCAAATTATGCCGACATACACAACCAAGGTGGTGTTATTCGCCACCCAGGTGGTACGCCTTACTTTATCAAAGGCACAGGTGCAGAAGCAGAGGCGGTTTTTGTAAGTAAAGCCAAAGCAGAGGAAATTAAACAAAAGTACAAACGCACGCTTAGAACCACCGCATCGCACAATATACCTATGCCACAAAGGCAGTTTATAGGCGACTCAAAGGTGCTTAGGGAGCGCATCAAAGAACTGGTGCAAAAGCAGATATTAAAAGCATTTACTGAAAAACAATAATTATGGACATTCAAGGACTTTATAACAAAATAGCAAAAAGGTTAGGCGTAGAACGCAGTATCATTATGGTACAGCCTTACACAGGGCAATACATGAACCCAAGGGCAGAGGTGTTTTATCCCTTTGTCTTGGTGGAATTTAGCACCATTGCTTGGGTGGCTATGCAGGGCGGACGCAAGCAAGGCGAGGTAACGCTTACCTTACACATCGGGCATCAAATCAGCGATGATGCAGAAGCATTCAGTGAGGTGCATCAAAAGGTAGTACGTCTTTTGGACGGCTTTTTTCCAGACAACACAGAAAGTACCGCCATGCGCCACACCAGCGACATGCAAGACACGTATGCCGAGCAAGGGCTTTACGTTTGGAAATCCACCTTTGAGGTGATGATTGAGGAAAATACGAAGGCTTGGCAAGAAGTGCCTGTGCAGGTAGAGGCAGAGGTAAAGGTAAAAAAAAGAGAGCTATAAGCTCTCTTTTTTTCTTTACGCTACCTAGCTAGAGTCTAAGTAGCCTTTTTTGATGATGTTTTCAGTGGTTTTGACACTCAAAAAAAACGCTTCTGCGGTCTTTTTAATCAGCACATCGTAGCGATATTCGGGGTATTTGCGTCCTAAATCCTCAAAGTAATCCCGCAAGGCTATGTTTCTTTTGGCTTTACTACGCATGGTGCTTCACTAAACGTTCAACTTGCCTCAAATGCCCCTGTGATTGATGCCATATATTGGCGACAACCTGCGTATCTGTTACGCCATTGGCTTGGCAAATCGCCTCCACATCTTTTTGGTTGCAACGCTCGTGCTTTAAGATGTCTCCACCTAAGCGAGACAAAATTTCATCGTAGCCGATTTTGC